GTCCCCGACGACGGCGCCGGCGATCCAGAAAACAGCCCGCTCGTCGCCGGGTATCACGGGACCAAGCACCGCGTTACGCTGCTGAACGGGCACGTCATACAGCTCGGCGGCGCCGACGTCTGGAGTCGGTTCGCTGGCACCGAGTTCAACGCGATCTGGTGCGATGAGGTTGCGCACTATGGGACGACGTCGCTGTACGACCTCCACGAGATGCTTGTTTCGCGGCAGCGCACCGATCGGGGGCCGAATGTCTCCCTGTGGACCTCAACCGGGAACGGGTTCAACGATTTCTACGATATCAGCGAGCGGCAGGTTACGGCTGACGAGGAACCGCTGCAGTGGGCCGATCGGATGAAGGTGATTGTCGGGAGTTCGCTCGACAACCCGTTCCTGAACGAGAAGGACAAGATGCGGGCCCAGTTTGAGGGCACTGAACGAGAGAAGCAGGCCCTCCATGGTGGGTTCGCCGCCTCGGAGGGTCTGGTCTATTCGTCCTTCAGCCGCGAGACTCATATCCGCGAGCGCGACGACGTCGAGCTCCAAGATGGCTGGCGGCTGTACGGGTACGACTACGGCCATTCCGATCCTCGAGTGCTTTTAGAGATCGGGAAGACGGTTGCCGATCAGTACGTTGTACTTGACGAGTACTACGAGACCCAGCAGCCAGTCGAGAAGTTGACCGGGAAGTGGGATGGTCTAACACTCGTTCGCGAGGGGTGGATCCAGAAGCAGGAGAAGCCTCCAGCGCGCGTCTTCTGCGATCATGACCCCGAGCACATCGAGAAGTTCGCCCGCGCTGGTTTTGATCCAGAGGCCGCGACGAAGGACCTCTCGGAGGGGATCGGCGAGGTCCGGAGCGTCCTCGAGGTCGACGAGGCCAACGGAATCCCGGGACTGCTCGTCATCGACGACTGCGTGAACCTCATCAAAGAGTTCCAGTCGTACATCGAGGACGACGTCGGCACTGCCCGTGCTCGCGATCACGCGCTCGACTCGCTTCGATACGCGATCATGGGCGACCGGTATGAAGGGACAAAGACAGTCCGGCGCCGGCCGGGATCGAGCCCGAGTAAGGGGAATCTTCAGTAACTCATGCCTTCACAGAACTCAGGACGAATCCGGCGCGGCGTTGAGGCACTCGCCAGTCGAATCACTCAAACCGTTGAGACGATCACTCGCAACTCCCGCATCTCGATCAAGACCTCGGACGTCGACGATATCGACCCACCCGAGGACATCGACGAGTATCATCAGCTCTACGTCGACATCGGGATCATCCACGCGAACATCAACCAGTTCGTTCGCGACGTCTGGGAGCCGGGGATGCGTGTTGAGGCCGACGACGACCAAACGAAGGCGTACTTCATGGGCGGTGATGAGGCGCCAGAGGACACGCCAGCCGGCGGCTTTCTGGATAACTGTGGGGTCATGGCTGAGAAGCGGATCCCGTTCTACCCGTTCGGGAAGACGACATCGGTCCAGCGCTGGACGCGAGGCACGGTCCTCGTCGAGTACACCAAGCCCGAGGGAAAGGAGGATGAGCAGGATGCTCCGATCACGGGCTTCAAACATATTCGGCCGGAGACGGTCTCGGCCCGGACGTACGCCAACACCAACATCCTGCTCGATCCGGAGGATACGGAAACTGCTGATGAGCTCACTAAGCGTGACGAGGCGGCTGCGTACGTCCAGTACGATGATAACTCCATCGTCGGGCGGCGCAGCGGGGGCCTCGACAAGGACGAGATCGCACTCTCACAGAACGACGTCCTTCGACAGGTGCTCAACCAAGATATCGGTGGTGAGGACCCGGAAGACGGCGTCTTCGGCGTGCCGGTCACCGCGGCGATCTCGGACGACGCCGAGGAGTATCGTGAAATCAAACGCGACCGAGCGCGAGCGATCAAGACGAAAGCCTACGGCGTCTGGTCTGCGCAGTTCAACACCGAAGTCACCGAGGCTGGCGACGAGACCATTCTCGAGGAGTGGTCCAGTGAGGAGCAAAACGATTGGGTTGACGACGTCGACGGCCTTGGACCGGGGGACATCGTGGGTCACGATGGATCGATCGACCTCGACCAGTGGGAGCCCCAGGTCCCCGATCTCGACGACCCACTCAAACACTATGTCGGGGACATCCTCGCTCCGCTGCCGGCGCCGAAGTACGCGACCGCGTTCGGCGATCAAGTCAACCAGCACGTCTCCGACCGCCAGGAGAACTCCTACCAGGACACGATTCAGGAGGAACGCCAGTACCAGGAGCGCTCCTGGACACAGGCGTTCCGAGAGGTCGCAGAGCGCCACCCGGATCTCGACCCGAGCGGTCTAAAGGCGAAGATCCAGCCCAAGAAGGATGACTCGCCGATCACGTCGATGGACGATGATGCGGTCGAGCGGCTGAAGGTGTACTCCGAGGCGGTCAAGCAGATCGAGATGGTGACCACGCTGACGGAAGAAGAGAAACGAGAGCTTCTGCTACAGCTCCCACCGACTCCCGAACTCGGGTCCCTCGAGGACGCGGACGTCGACGAATCGGACCCCGATATCGAGGAGATGGCCCAGGATCTCACCGGCAACGCTCCTACCTCGGCGGAGGCTGATGACTGATGAGCGCGAGTGTCAGCAGCTCGTCGACAATCTCGGACGACCCGGAGCCGACAGCGGCGTTCGAGCGCTATCGAGATCGTACCCAGGATCGCGAGGAACCTACGCAGACGCGGACACTCCGATCGAAGTACCAGCAACGCCTCCGGGGGCGGTGGGGCGCGATCATGGCGGCGCTCCGGGAGGGCATCGTCGAGCTCGACGCGTTCGGCCTCCAGACGGAGGCGCTAGTCGACCCACCTCAGAACTTCGACTTCGACAGGGAGGCGAACCAGGTCGACGTGTTCGAACGCTGGCTCGAGCGCCAGACTAATCGGGAGATCCTCCAGCAGTTCGGCCAGGATAACCAGTTCGTGGCCCGGGCCTACGAGGCCGGCGTCGATGACGCCCGGACGGAACTTCGGGCGCTCGGTCTCGGCGGGCAGGCTGAGGTCGGGGCGACCGCGCTCCAGTTGCCCGTCCATCGCGAGCAACTCGAGAACCTCTACGCGAGGAACTTCCGCGCCCTCGAGGGTATGACCGATGCGACTGCCAACGAGATGCGGCGCGTCCTCTCGGAGGGACTCGCGGGCGGGGAGAGTCCCCGGACCATCGCGACGGAGCTCGCCGACCGGGTCGACAATGTGGGAAAACACCGCGCGAATCTAATCGGGCGGACAGAGATAATGCACTCCCACAACCGGGCCCGGGCGACGGAGTGGCAGCGCGCTGGCGTCCGGAAGGTGACGATCCTTCTGGCGGCGGATGCCTGCCCGCAGTGTGTCGCCCTCAGGGCGGGCGCGCCGTACTCGGTCGAGGAAGCGCCTGGACTCCTCCCGCTGCACCCGAACTGTCGATGCGCGCTCTCGATCTACACGGGGGCATCCTGATATGAGCACCTACGCACTCTTCGACGGCGGCATCGCCGCCCTCGCCCACGACGTCGACGGCGGGACGAGAGTCCACGGAGTCGTGATCGGCGAGGGTGATATCACACAGGGTCTCTCCGGTAAGCGAACACGCTGGCCAGAAGAGGTCCTCGAGGACATGGTCGGCATGTTAGAGGGCAAGCCGATCACGATGGCTGACTCGCTCGACCCCGAGCAGCACGTCGGGATCGAAGTAACCGAAGACGGCGCCCAGGTCACCTCGAATGTCTCGATGGATGAGAAGGTCGGTGAGATCACCCGGGACGCGTTCGAGGAGGGTGTGGGCCTCCTGTTCGAAGGCTTCCTCGCCGACTTCGAGGCCGAGGATGTCGTCGAGCGAGGGCTGGCTCAGGTCTCACCAGTTCTGTTCCGAGAATTAGAGCTCGTCGAAGGTGAGGAGGACGACGGGAACGCTCTCTACGAACCGTCCGAAGTGAGTGCGTTCCGAGATCTCGCCCTCGTCGCCGACGGTGCCGCACCGTCCAACGAGATCAACGTGGGTGCGTCATCGACGATGCCGCCCGCAGCGGCGGAAGCACTCATTACCCACTTCGGTTCGGACACCGGCGTCGACGCAGGCGCGGCAGGCGAATCAGCGATCAATCAACCGGGGGGTGATGACGGCCCGAACGACTCCAACAGCGGGGAGGGCCAGAGCACCCCGGCCAGCGGATGGAGAAAATCCATGACGGAAGACGATCTAACCGACAAAGAGCGTGAGCTGCTTGCACTCGCCGGCCAGAAGGACGACCCGACGGTCGTCGAGGCCGACGTTCTGGAGCGGCTCGAACTGCTCGACGAACACGAAGAACTGCTCGACGAGGCCGCGGATCTTGAGGATCCGACGGTCGAGTCCGAAGAACAGCTGGCGGCGATGCGGGAACGCATCAACGTCGTCGAGGACATGATGGCGGAGGCGCTGACTGAACGGAAGAGCCTTCGCGAGGCCACTGTGGAAGCCATGTCGTTCGAAGCGATGGCTTCGGAGTTCGAGACTGACGACGGTGAACTCGACGTCGAGGCGCTGTCGCAGTCGCCCGAGTCGGGCAGTGGTCCGACTGGCGGCGGATCGAACGGCCCCAGCGAAGACGATGTCGAGCGGATCGAGGAGATCGAGCAGAAGCTCTCGACGGTCGGCGGCACGCTCCCCGACTCCCGCGTCGAGGCGCTTCGAGACGAGGCGGCGGATCTGGCCGGTGCTGAGGACTACGACGGCGCCCTGGAGGTGCTCTAACCATGGCATCAGAACCGGGACAGAACGGTGGAGACAGCACGCAAACCATCGGCTACTCCGATGCAAGCGAGACGACCAACGCCGGTGGCGCTGTCGGGATCACTGGTGGAGAGATCGAGCCCGGCACGGATACCGAGAACCTGCTCGGCGTTCGAGCCCGGGGCCGACGAACCGAGAACAGCAGCATCGCCCCCGTCCACGTCAGCGGCCCTACGGTGGCCGCCGTGGAGGGGTCGGTTTCGGAAGGCGATGACCTCGACCTCGGAACCACCGGTGCCGACGGCGAACTGGAGACGAGTGCCGGCGGGCCTGCCCACGCCCTGTCGGACGCTGGCGGTTCCTGGCGCGGTCTCGAGGCACCGGCTGGCTACGCGTGGGTTCTGCTCTGAGGTGATCTAACCTATGGCACAAAAAGCATCTGACATCATCAGCGACGACGACGTTCGTGCGATCGTCGAGAAGATCCGAAACAAGAAGTACCAGAACCGGCGTGCGTTCCGCGACTACGACGCCACGGACAATGACTCAAACTCGGTCGAGTTCCCCATCTCCGACGGGGACTTCGACGGCGATGTCTCGGAGGTCCCGCCGGGAAGCGAGTTCCCTCGAGCGACCAAGGACTACGACACGGTCCAGGCCGCACACACCAAGTATGGCCTCGAGATCGTCATCCCAGACGAGGACGTCGAGGACAACGTCATCGACATCACGATGGACCAAGAGCAGGACATGGTC